AGTGAGTCGCCAACTGCGTGTATGTCAATTTTTCAAGCTCACCACTAGCGGTGGCACGGTACATCGCTACCAGAATTACTTCATAGGTTCCACCAAAACATTGCTTGGTCGCATCTACGAGTTTCTACCATTCCAAGCTGAGGGCGCTCTCTCTTCACTAAATGGTGAAAACTCGCAGTTAAGCCTGCTTCTGCCTAGTGATCCCGTCATCATCCGTCTTGTTGAGGAGGGTGACGGCAACCGCTTAAGTATTTTGGAGCTTACAACTGCGTGGCTTGATGGAGCGGAAAACATCATCACGCACTTCACCGACTACTTCCTTGGTACCGGCGCAGCATTCAGCGAAGACACCGTAGAGCTGCGGTTCCGCTCCTCGATGGACAGCGTGGGTTCTGCTTTCCCCGCCAGAACGCTGACGAGCGAGAACGTCGGCGTGCTACCGCTCAACGCTGACCTCTACCTCCGCTGAGATGTTCAACGATCTCATCGGCCTGCGATACGCCTGGGGGCACAATCCAAGAGATGGAAGTGGCTGCACCGACTGCTTCCAGCTGCTATGCGAAGCGCACCGTCGTTTAGAGATGCGTGACTACAGCCAAGACTACGCCTGGGTATATGACGCATATACAGAAGGCACGCTCCCCAGCGCGAGGGTATTGCGATGGCTTCTTACGCATGGCACTAGGGTGGCGCAGCATCGCCTGGGTGCTGTTGTGGTGCTGCCTGGCCGCAGTGGGTATGCTTTGGGTACTGCCACCGACACAGGTGTTCTGTGCCTAAGCCCTGGTGGCACGGTCGCACATCCCCCCGCCTATGCGGGTAGGCTTCGGTACATCTGGCTGCACCAATGAGCGACACACCTAAGCTGCTGCCATACGAACACGACCTAGTCAAGGCGCTGGATGTCACGCCTGAGGAGTACCTGGCGTTTCTTACGGTGCAGCGAGACTACACGATTTCACCTGAGGAGAGGGATAGCGTTATACGGGCAGAGGCTGCCACAGCCTATGCAGTCACAGCACTGGTACTAACAATCATCGGCGCAATCTTTCAGGTTGCAGCCGTTCTACTTGCTCCTCGCCCCGACACAAATCGCGATCGTCAAAGGCAGCGCCGCGAGGAACGCTTCAGCCCTCGTTATGGCTTCAACTCTTCTCAGGAGCTTGCGACATACGGCGACACCGTAAACCTCGTCTATTGCAACACCAGCCAAAACCCTAGGGGTGCCGTTCGCCTTGCCACCTCTTTGGTGTGGTCATCGGTAGAGAGCTTTGGCAGCTCGCAGTTCATGCAACTGCTTGTTGTGCTGGGTGCCAGCCGGATTAAACGTATTGCCTTCAACAAAAGCGCCTTTGGCCAGCTCCCCTTGGGGGAGTTTAACGATGCAAACTTTTGGCTGTACTACTCCCTGAATGGGCGCCCTAGTTACTCCGACAAGGTACTTGGCGGCAGCAAGGATCCATCGCGGGATGGCGCACCAGGCGCAGATCCGGTATGCAAGATCATTGATGGTGGGCGCCGCCTGGATGGATACAGCCAGGCGTTCTCCCCCACGTCACTCACCACTATCGGTGTTTACGATCCGATCCCCATCAACGTCGAGATCCAAGAGCGCCGCACATCTGGCCGCCCTAGGTGGGCGCCGAACCGTGTCACTATCGCCGGAGGCGGATGGCAGGCAGGCGGCGATAGGCGGTGGAACGTTGGCAAGCAGCTGCGCATTGTCTTTGACAAGGCTGGACAAAAACAGGACAACGTTGCCCAAGAGGCGGCAAAGGAACTGCGCTATCAATACATCTCCGCCTTGGACTTTGGCAGTACATACATGCTTGGCACGGCCAAGTTCAAACTAATCAATATCAACGACAACATTGACCTAGACGACGGCAACGTATCGGCCACGTTTGAGTGTGTAGAAGATGGCAACCGGCCGCATACGGACTACGACCGGCAGAAAGCCAAGATCTGGTCTGAGAATGACAGAGAGGAGCTTGAGGACGCAGAAGACATATTGGATAGTCCCTACGAGGAAGACACAACCTCGGGCTACAACACTATGCGCACCAAGAACTCCGTGTATATCGGGGCCGAGCTTCGTGGTGTAACAAGCATCGAAGAATACCGCGCTGAGCAGGTGCAGGTTGATCCTGTGCGTATAAAGTTCGGCGGAGTTAGCTACGAGTTCGCTGGGCGTCAGGTCATCCGCTGGCGTAATGAGCTTGATAAGCGCGACAGCTATGAAATACCGCGTGGTGGCTCCATCGCCTACACCAAGAAGCTCCTAGAGGCATACCTGAACAACAAGATCAAGCTATCAACCAAGGAGCTGCGGGATGAGCTGACCGACGATCTAGAGAAGATCAGGCAACTGCGTGACGACGTGCTTGCAGGTAAATACGACGAGGAGCTTAGCCTGGGAGCTAAGAAAAACCCCAAGGTCAAGCAATACCGCAAGCAGATCGATGATTTGCAAAAGCAGCTCAAGTATGGCCTGAATAAGGTCATCAAAGATGGCTACCTAGCCAAAGCGACGGACCTGTTCAGTAAAAGCGACGGAAACCAAGACATCGACAAACAGATCGAAGCCATCCGCGAAGAAAAGGATGCTTTCTTGGCGGCAGACCTAAACGGTAGGCGTCAGATTTATGTATCGGATCTTCGCAACGATAAGACTGCCTTTCGTGGCATTGACGGCAACCGTTACGCGGGTGGCATCGTCTATCTCAAGAGACGCATCAACTCCATCAAGGGTGAGTTTACAACGGATCAGATAGGCTCGGACGCTATCCGCGATTATTTCCGTGTTCTCATCGCGGAGAAGGAAGAAGCTCTCAAGGTGGTCCGGTATATCAACAAAAACTGGGAGGAGCTTGTCCAGGGCCTTGACGACCATTTCTATACCAAATGCCTCGTTAAAGCAGACTCTGCGGCCTATCAGACAATTACGTCTTGCGACTACGTAAAGTTTTCAATGCGTGCGCGTGTATTCCGCCGCATCTCCGGGCGTCAGAAGCAGTACGGACGCAAAGACGCCCCTGAGGGGTACAAACTCAGCGACAACGGTGTAAAGGGTCGTATGGCCTTTTTTAAGGTGTCGTACCGGGCGTCATCCGGAGGTCCATACGCTTCGCCGCCTGTGATCTTTGCAGTGCGTCGTTCCAGCGAGCAAGACAATTTCATCCAGCTCAACTTCCGTGGAGCTGGTAAAACCAAACGCGAGTTTAAGTTTGATCCCATTGGCGACGTAGCAGCCGAGATTGAACGCAATGGCCAAAACAACTTCGCTTTTATCGAAAACAGCGGAAAGCGAACCCGGTTTGCCCATGGCAGCAATGAGTTTTGGTGGACGGGCTCCCTGGTGAGTGTGCGTGGATCGTTGAAGCCCGCATTGCAAGAGCGTGGGCCGTGGTACACCAATGAATGGGATCTGTTCTCCGCTAGATCCGATACCCAGACCCAGTTCTCCTTTGAAAGCGGTCCCGAGTTTGCAATCACCGCTGTAACAGAGCAGCAGCTTGGATCTGTCACTGGCAAGTACAACGATATGAGCACGCTGGCGTTCAGCGTCTATTCAGGTCGGGGTATCCAGGATCTTCGCTCCCTCACCGCCTATGTGCGCGAAGGGAAGAACAGTTATGTCGTCAATGAAAATACAGGCGCCTACAGCCTTAGTCCCGACAGCACCAGTTACGCCCCAGACATCTTTGCCGATACCATCCTGGACACCAACGACGGCATCGGCAAATACGCCAAGCCTGAGGGTGTGGACTGGGACACCCTGGCTTTGGCAAAACGTTTCTGTAAAAACAACGGTCTAGGGTGCTCTCTGTTTATGGATGGCGTCATTGCAGAACCCACATCCTGGCGTGAGTTCTGGTCCCAGGTAGCGCCGTACTCACTGCTGGAGTTTGCCCGGATTGGGGGCAGGGAGACACTGATTCCAGCCATCCCTACTAGGCGCAACGGCTCCGCAACCAGCAGGGAGGTCACTGTCGTCGCCCTATTCAATCAAGGCAACATTCTGGAGGGCAGCTACAAGGAGGAGTTCATCGATTACGGCGACTCGTCCCAGGACTTGATCGCTAGTGTGATTTACCGCGAGTCCGAAGTCGAGGACGTATTCACTAGGAATGCCAGCGTGGAGGTGATGCTACGCAGCACGACGGAAGCCACGGCGATTCGACAGACATTTGATCTGAGCCAGTTCGTCTCTCAGCGTGAGCAGGCTGTCCTCTACGCCAAGCTGCTCTGCAACCAGCGCCGCCTAGTGCGACGCGCCTTGGAGTTCAAAACATTCCCAACGGAGTCGCCCATCTACCCAGGTGCTTACATCTTCGTGGACATCGGCCTCAACACTTGGGACCGGATCAGCTCAGGCTTGATCATGGATGGTGGAGCGCTGAACAGCCCCCTGCGCGGCAACGTGGCAGACGGCACCTACAACGTGCTGGTGTATCGCAGCGGCAGCAAAACCACTGCACTGTCGGGCATTGAAGTTGCCGGCAACAGCGCAGCTGCATTGGCGCCCTACGCCGGTCACCTGTACGTGCTCGGCGCGAACCCTACACGCAAACGGGTGTTCCGCGTAACAGAAGTGCAGATGGACGAGGAAGGTGAGGTTACGGTGCGAGCTACGGAATACCCCTGTGAGCAAGATGGGGGCGTCCTTCGCAGCCGAATCGCCGATTTTTCTGATGCCCTGTTCCGCGTTCGCTAAGCTAAGGGCCACAAGGCGGGTTTTGTAATGGCGTTCTACACGGGCCGCACAGGCTCCTTGATCTACGGAGGGAAGCCTGTAGCCAAAATCCGCGACTGGTCCCTAGATACAAGCGTAGAGCTGCTCAGCACGAATAGCATCGACAGCGTTGTCAATACCTACACCCCTGGAGTCAAGTCTGCTTCGGGTAGCGCTACACTCATCTACTACAGGCTGGAAGAAGGCGAGAACATCACAAAAACACAATTCACCGATCTCCTCTCCCGCATCATGAAGATCGGCGCAGTGGAAACCACGGATCGCGTTCTTCTTCAGTGCAATGTCGGCGGCAACGGCGCTGACGATATCCAGTTCTATGCGTACATCACATCCGCCAGCGTATCTGCCAGCACAGGTGAATTGAGCGTTGTACCAATCCAGTTCACGATGGATGGTGATTTCCTGGATGTGGTTGTATGACGTTCTTCCTAGGTACAAAGGGCAACGTTAAATTACGGCGAGGCAGCGCTAACCCTATTGGCGTACTTGCTGATACCATTGCGCCTGACGATGTAAACACAATCCTAAATCGCCTCAGCTTTGACTCTGCATTAGACAATCTCCTAATTGGTGACAGAGTAGACTTATTCACAAGCGACCCCAGGGGGTTGGTTTGCTTTGGCCCAGGGGCGTGGCTTAATGGCCAGGTGAATACAGCTATATCTGCATACGTCCACGTCAATGCAGCAGGTGGCCTACGCTTTTTCAACTCATTTCAGGATGCTGTAAACAATAACCGCGCAGCTGAGCTTCCTCTCGCCGCCTTTGCTGGTGATCCACTGTCTATTGATCTACGCATCCGAGATGCCAGCTACAACATCCTCGGTTGCGTGAGCAGTTATGAGTTCAGTACAGACCGTTCAGCCATTGACACCACTGCACTAGACGACAAGTTCCGGCAGCAGTATTCAGCGGGGCTACTTAGCGGATCAGGTCGCATTGACTGCGCCTTCAACTACCAGACCACCGGGCTAAAGGAATCGCCATTGCTGATGCTGCAGCTCATCCAGCGAGTGGACATTGGCAGCGGCTTTGACCTGGCGTTGTACCTGACAGATCAGGAGGTAGATCCAAATGTTGAAAGCGTTTTCTACCAGATGCAAGCAATGGTGGTCCGGGCCGGTGTGCAGGTGCGTGCCGGCGACATTATCGACTGCACCATTGACTTTGTTACCACAGGCGACATTCAACTTCTGCTGGGCCGTCCTGCTGACTACATCCTCAAGGATGACACCGACCGCATTGAGCTTGAGCAGACGGTTGACTTCCTGATCCAAGAAGAGCGGGACTAAGATAGCCCATGTAGCCGTGTAGCAGGACGTAGCCGTGGCAGACCAGCGTATCAGTCAACTGACATCGCTACCCGTCGGGGCAGTGTCCTCGGCAGATGTGCTGCCTATCACGGATGTCTCCGCATCGGAAACCAAGAAGATCACCGTAGGCGATCTTGCCTACTCCGGTATTGAGCTACTGGATGCAAGCACCATTGACCTGATCAAACTCAACCAATCCAGTGTTGCCAAGCTAGGCAGCACCTCCCTGGCTGATGGCGCCATCACCGCAGCCAAGCTGGCTGGCAATAGCGCTACGTCTGTTGGCACGTCCGCTCCAGAAACCGACAATCACCAGGGCCGTGGATTCTTTGATGCCGGCACCAACAATCTGCAGATCTACGACGGCGCAGCATTTCAACAGGTTGTCCTGCCCACTGCTGGTATTGCTGACGGCGCCGTAACGAACGCAAAACTAGGCGCTGGTGCGGTAACAACCGACAAAGTCGCGGCATTAGGCACAGCAGCATTGGCAGATGAGGCAGTCACAACGGCCAAAGTTGCCGATGCAGCCATCACAGCCGCCAAGCTCGGAGCAGGCGCCGTAAATGCAACCTCCATCAGCACTGGTGGAGTGTCTACAGCAAACCTTGCTGACGACGCCGTTACCTATGCCAAGCTCCAAAATACCGCGACCTCCGATGTAATTCTTGGCAGACAATCAGCCGGATCTGGCGTTGTTGAGGAGATCTCCTGTACTGCCGCCGGACGCGCTCTGCTGGATGACGCGGATGCAGCGGCGCAGCGCACCACTCTTGGGCTTGGCGATATAGCCACTGCCACTGGAACGTGGGTTGATGGTTCCTCGTTCTCCGGCACCAGCAGCGGCACTAACACCGGCGATCAGACCATTACCCTCACCGGGGATGTAACGGGTTCCGGTACAGGGTCATTTGCAGCAACGATCGCAGACAACACAATCACCGCGGCAAAGCTGCAAACCGACGCTGTTACTAATAACAAAATCCAAGCAAATGCCGTCACGGCAGATAAAATTGCCGACAACGCGCCGGTTATCGTAAGCACGGTAGCACCCAGTGGTACAGGGGACTTTATCGGCCAGGGTTGGTTGAGTACGACAACCAACATCGCCTATCGGTGGACCGGCACCGCCTGGGTGCAGGAAGCCGGCATTGGCACCATAACCGTCACCGAGTCCACGCCACTCTCTATTGCGGTTGACTACCCAGACGCCTACAGCGCCAACCTAACAATCACAGGCGATGTGCAGCCTGTTAACACTGTGTGGGCTGGTCCGCTAACGGGCGATGATGCTAGTCCCACTTTCCGCCCCCTCGACGGGAGCGATCTCCCCGACGCAACCACTACAACCAAAGGCGGCGTAATCCCTGGTACGGGCCTGGCTGTTGATGGCTCCACGATCAACCACAGCAATGCCGTAACAGGCACCACGGTGAGCGGCATCACCTTTGATAACCAGGGCCACATCACTGCCGCAGTGGTGTTACAGCAGGCGGATATCCCAAGCCTGGATGCCAGCAAGATCACCACAGGGACGTTCTCCACTGACTTCGTGGCAGACGATGCGGTGACTGCCGACAAGCTGGCGGACTACAGCACCGCTCAGATCGGCGAAACACTGCCTGTTGCTGACTACACAGGTCAGATCTTTTTCAACCCGCTGGACAAGGCTTTTTTCCTCTGGGACGGCAACGTTTGGCAGCCAATTGGTATCAGTCAGGGCTCCATTATTTTTGCTGGTACCTATAACGCCTCCACAAACCTTGTTGCCTCAGTGACGACTGAGGGTACAGCGATCGGCTTGACAGTTGGATCTGCACTGCCTAGTGCAAGCTCCGCAAACAACAGCTACTACCTCGTCGTGGCAACTGGAGGCACCGGCACTGCCCCCGCACCAACGGTCACATTGGCTCCTCCTGACCTCCTGCTGAGCAATGGAACTGCCTGGTACGAGATTGACGTTTCCAGCACCTATGCCTCGCAGACGGCATCCAATATCGGCTTCACCCCGGCAGGCGCAGTCGGTAGCACCACTGTCCAAGCCGCTATTGAGGAGGTGTCGTCGGAGTGCCGCAACGCCGACAACATCACAAACGGCACCCTGGTTGCTGCCAGGGGAGGCACAGGCCAGTCCAGCTACACCAAAGGCGACATCCTGGCTGCTTCTGGCGCCACGGCACTGAGCAAGCTCGGTGTCGGCACCAACGGGCAGGTGCTTCGCGCCAACAGCGCCACAGCGACGGGACTGGAGTGGGGCGCCGACTACCTAGGCACGGTGACCAGTGTCAGCAGCGCCACCGCAGCGCTGATCGTGGCCACGGGCACAACCACCCCAGCGCTGACTCTCCGCTCCGCCTCAACGGCAGTCAATGGCATCGTCCAGCTGACGGACTCCACCGCAACCACCAGCTCAACGCTGGCGGCAACTGCGACAGCGGTGAAGAGCGCCTACGACCTTGCAGCGGCGGCACTGCCCAAAGCGGGCGGGGTGATGACCGGAGAGCTGCAGCTAGGCGCCACCATCGGCGTTACTTTTGAGGGCTCCACGACCGATGCGTTCCAGACCCGCCTCTACGTGGTTGATCCCACCGCAGATCGTTCCATCTCTTTGCCGGATTCAGATGGCACAGTTGCGTTGACTTCGCAACTTGATGACGGTGCGTACTAAGTACCCGGCATCGCTCACCGTTCATCAGTAATTAGCCATGGCTCTGCAGCACATCCGTTCCTCCACCGCTGACAAACGCCCCACTGCTGCACAGCTGGCGGATGGGCAGCTAAGTCTTTGCACCAACGCCACGACGCCCGGCCTGTTCTTTGAGGATGCGGCTACGGGCATCGTTAAAGTTGGCCCCGTTCACGTCGGCGCCACAGCTCCAAACGCAACCCCTGCCGGCTCTGCTGGCAATAGCTTGGGCGAAGGGTGGCTCGACACCTCAGGTGCCAATCCCGTACTGAAGCTGTGGAACGGCAGCGCTTGGGTGGTGCCGTCTGCGGCGGCAGGTGGCACAGTCGTCACCACCGGGGATACGGGCACCGTCACCAGCACCATGCTGCTGGACGGCACCATTGTTGATGCCGACATCAACGCAGCGGCGGCGATCACCGGCACCAAGGTGACGCCGAACTTTGGCTCCCAGGCGGTGACCACTACAGGCGTCATCACTGGTGGCACCTTGGTGCCAACAAGCGCCACCCCGCCAAGTGACGGCGTATATCTACCGGCGGCAGGAACCCTAGGTATCGCTGCTGGTGGCGTGGAGCGATTGCGCATGGCTGCCTCCGCCATCACGGTGGCTGCGGGCAACGCCCTAGTCTTGGCGCAGGATCCCACAGCAGCGCTGCACTGCGCCACCAAGCAGTACGTGGACGCAGCCACGTCATTCCCCTCGGGAACGGTGATGCTGTTTGCCCAAACAGCTGCGCCTACCGGGTGGACAAAGCTCACCACCCACAATGACAAAGCTCTGCGTGTGGTGAGCGGCACCGCCAGCAGTGGAGGCACCACGGCCTTCACTTCGGTGTTCGCCTCTCGTACACCAGCAGGTACGGTGTCCGGTACCAACACAGCGGGTGCGGTGGGTAACACCACGCTGACTCTGGCCCAGATCCCAGCACACAACCACGGCGTCAACGACCCCGGCCACTCTCACACCTACCAGGGTCGGTTTAGCAGTGACACAGTGGCGTCCGGTGCGCGAGCAGTCACTGATACGACAACCGAAACCCGCACTACAAGTGCAGTCTCCACTGGAATCAGTATCCAAAACAGCGGTGGCGGTGGCGCTCACAACCACCCGTTCACGAACCCAACGTGGTCTGGCACATTCAGCGGCACGGCCATGGACTTCGCCGTGCAGTATGTAGACGTGATCCTCGCCTCTAAGGACTGATGCAGCTCAAGCCAGGTAACTTCTGCCCACTCATCGGCGCCGATTGCAAAGGCATCGAGTGCAGCTGGTTCACCCAGATGCGCGGCGTCAATCCGAATACAGGTAAGGACGTGGATGAGTGGGGCTGTGCCGTTACCTGGCTACCCGTGCTTTTGGTGGAGAATGCGCAACAAAGCCGCCAGACGGGTGCTGCTGTGGAATCCTTCCGCAATGAAGTGCAACGGGCCAATGTGGCTAGCCTCACTGCTGCACTACAAGCCAAGGGCGCGATCATGACCCTCCCGACCGAGGCATCATGACCACCGCAAAAGGTCTGTGGAGCGGACGCGCCGGCAACCACACTTGGGATGTCGTTGCCAGCTTTGACGGCAGAAACACGCGCCTTGATCAACTCACCGGCAATGCCACACGCCTGTGGACCGTAGAAACCCGTGGCGCCGTATTCCAGGGATCAGCCTGGGGGTCCAACTCCCAGGGATTGGTGCGCATCGGTAATGTGCCTTGGCGACAGGATGGCGACCTTAACGGAAAGTTCTACAAGCGCCTAGAGGAGGTTGTTAAGCGTGCAGAAAAGCGCGACGTATTAACGGCCGTCGTCCTTTTTGATGGAGCGTTCCCGTCTTACTTCCCCCAGGGATGGGAGAATCACCCCCTCAACGGGCTTGGTCCCAAGGGGCATGAATACATCCATTCTCGTGGCCCATGGAATGTGTATCAGCGTGATCACGTAAAACGGGTTGTCAAAACCTTGGAGCCCTATGGAAATGTTGTGTACGAGGTTGGCAATGAGCTGCACCGTAACAGCGTCTCCTCGGGCTTCCAAGAAATGGTGGTGCGTTGGGTGAAGCGCTGGAGCGACAAGCCAGTTGGTGTCAGTTACGCCAGGGGGTTGTACCAAGATCAAAGCTGGATGACTCGCGTTGGCGCAGACTGGATCGTGCCGAATGTCAGCCCTAGGGCGGGTGGTGTTCGCAAGGTGTCAGATTTTCGCGGCCCCCAGGTTCTTGATACCGACCACGGCTGGGCGCTCCGCAGCAATGTTGCCGGACTAAAACGAGGTCACAGCCTAGGGATGCCGATATTGCTTATGGACGGCATGGACGGCTACATCCTCCGCAACCAAGGCAGCCTTTCCTTGGATCGCGCTTGGATCAATCAGGTAACCTAGTCGTACCAAAGCACAGCACATGGTCGCAAAGTCAAAGACCGCCCTGGGGCGTATTGAGCACACTCCGGGCAAACCAAAGCGCACTAAGCAAGGGCAAGGTCGCAATAGCAAGCCCAACCACAATCGCAAGAAAATGCGTGGTCAGGGTCGATAGCTAATCTGTTAGTGCAATGCCACGGTCGCTGTGCCACAAGAACGCGATGTGTCGCACAGCGACATCTACCACAAACTCGGCTCCCTAGAGGGAAAAGTCGAGACGCTGATTTTGCAGATCGCTGAAAGGCGCGATGAAATCACCGGCCTCTTCGGACGTCTACGCACCGTCGAGATGCGTCTCGCTTGGGCTGTTGGCGTCATCGCCTTTCTCGCCTTCTTGGGTCCACTGCTTGTTGATATCCAGCAAATCCCTAGGCCCGTACCGTTCCAGGTTGCACCCAGCCGAACCGACTAGATTGAGGCAAAACCATCCCCTGGGGTTATGGACTTCCTAGAGCACGCCAAGACGGCAGTTGAGATTCTGCTCAGTGCGCACGCAACTGCGCTGATGATCGTCAACCTCACCCCGACGCCCAAGGATGACGCGGCAGTCGCCAAGGTGTACCGGCTGATTGAAATCTTGGCCGGCCTGCTGAGCAAAAAGGTAAAGATGTAGGCGGTACTGGTGGCGTAGTTGTCACATTGTTTGACACGCGCCCTAGTGACGCAAAGGCGCAACTTGCCGCGCAGCCTGGTAGTCGCATTGTCCAGGCCGAGGTAAGTCGCGCCCTAGCGGAATATGAGGCGCAGCTACCCCAAGAAGTGCCGCCCGCACCCACGTACCAAAACTATCCCTTAAACCCTGCGCTGCAGACTGACGCCTCTGCGCTGCTCGGTGGCGCGATGTCCATCACCTCTCCGTATCACTTGAACGATGCAACGGATCCAGCTGATTGACCTGTTCAATCACTTCAAAAAATTGCCCCACCAGATGGCGGCCTTGACGGAGCTGGAGCAGCAGATCCTTGCCGCTGATCCCAACGCGCTGGATCGTGACCGCGACTGGTTCAAAACCTGGAGCCAGGCGGGAAAGCAAGGGGATCCTGCATGGCTTGGTCACGCTTTGGGGATTATTAAGGAGTTTGAAGGTTGTCACCTTAAGGCCTACCTATGCCCTGTCGGCATTCCAACCGTGGGCTGGGGAAACACCAGCATGGATGGGCGTGCCGTAAAGCTCGGCGACGTGATCACTCAGGCCAAGGCCGACGCCATGCTTCAGGATGATGTGCTGGCACGTCACCAAGAACTGCTGAAGTTGATGCCGGCGATGAAGTCCTGGGCGCCTGAGCAACAGGCCGCGGTGGTGTCCTGGGCGTACAACGTGGGCATGGGGGCCGTGGCATCCAGCACTCTCCGCACCAGGATCAACAAAGGCGAAACCCCATCACTTGTGGTCACCCAAGAACTACCCAGGTGGAATCGCGGCACCAACGGCGTACTGCCCGGTCTGGCACGTAGACGGCAGGCGGAAGTAGCGCTGTTCCAGCGCGGTACCGCCGCCCAGTACATCCCCATGCCGGCAAAACTCAGCGTTTCCTCCCCCTTCTCCGCCAGGATCACGCCCAACATCCGCCTAGGTGAGTTTGCCCTGGATAAGGAAGAGCGTCGCTTTGTTCATCAGTACCAGCTTGATACCGCTGCTGAACTGGCCACCTTCCTAGAGCGTGTACGCCGCAACCTGGGGAACAAACCGATCCGCATCACTAGCGGTTACCGGCCTGCGGCTATCAACCGCCAAGTAGGCGGCGCCAGCGGCAGCGAGCACCTCTTTGACGCACCAGGGGTTGGCGCCCTTGATTTTTACATGGAAGGTGTAGACATCAAGCAAGTCCAGGCGTTCTGTGACAAGTATTGGGACTACAGCGTGGGTCTAGGCGCAGTCAAGGGATTCGTCCATCTAGGGATCCGCAAGGGAAGACCTCGGCTGCGCTGGCCTTACTGAGACAAACGCCAGCTGATCTGTCTATTCTGTAGCCAGGCGCACATAACCAGTGAGTGATACCTGGCGACAGTGCAGGCGGACAAAACGCTGCAGGGCACGGCTACCAGGGGATCAGCTCATACGCAACGACGCCGGGGCATGGGTTTGCATACCCAACGCGTGTCCGTTGGGCTATGAGCATGAACACCAGGATCCTGTATTCCTGGTGCAAAAACGCTGGTTGAATGTCGCCAAGATTATGTTTCTGACAAGTTCCGACGATCAGCAGGATCCCGATGAGCTTGTTGAAAATCTGGCTTCAAGGATCGAGGAACTGACAGAGGAAATCGTTGACTTCTCAATCGAGTGCCACGAACTCAATGGTGGCTACATCAGCCATTCGATCCAAGGGGCAGAGTTAGTCCCTAAAAAGGTCACTAAGCACCGCTTTCGGCGGCAGATTTTTGAGCACTGGGATCACAGGTGCGCCTATTGCGGCCAGGATGCCAACACCCTAGATCACGTCATTCCTAGGAAGCACGGAGGGCTAACTGTGCGTGGCAATCTCGTGGCTTGTTGCTGCCGCTGTAACGGCGCCAAGGGATCCAACCCAATCTTTGCATGGTATCGCCAACAGCCGTTTTGGGATGGGTTTCGGGAACTTGCCATCGCCGAGTGGTGCGAACTGGAACCTCCTGAGGACGAGGAAGACTAAGTTTGCGCCCCCTTGAGGTGCTTGACGTACATTTCCGCCTGCCACAGGTCAGAGCTGTACCGACACAGCGCACCCCCAGGTGAGCAAGAGCGGTAGTAGGGCTCCCCTAGGCGATCGTCGTAGAGGGTTTCGATGAAGTAACCCTCTCCGCAATCCCACGCCCCTTGGGGCACATCAGTCGGGCCAGTAGGCACTGCACTTACCTGCAAAACGTCCTCCACTGGTGCGTCCTTCAGGAAAACCAAGACCACAGGCACCCTGGACAAAATGCCAGTGGATGCACTGCTGACAGGTGGGACGAATGTTGGTAATACCCCTAACATCGGCATAAAGCTGCTCTGCCTCAACGACAGCATCTGCAAGCTCTGCGCTCGTTAGGGGCAGTTCAACTTTGTCCCCCTCCCTGGGTTTGATGCGTACACGCCAGCCATTTGGCACCTCAATGAGGACCATGCGACCGGCGTGATATCGCAGACTCGCCACTAGGCGCCCAATGCTGTCTCTACGTTACGTCGTAGATCGTCAAGTGTCCCCTGGTTGGTGATGTGGCGTGTGAACGTGTAGGCATCCAAAGCACCTTCACTGGCGTGGGACGTATTGGCTACAACCCCAGGACGCTCAATACTCCACATTTCACCGCCTAACCGTGTGACAAGATCCGCTTCGTTAAAAAAGCGCACGTCATCTACGACAACTCGGTCAAAGTGCGCAATACGCCGTTCCCAGCATTGCAGCCACACATTGGTGTGAATACAGCTGCGCCCCCATTCCGTACCCAGAGTTTGGAGCATGTGCCTAACTGACACACCTAGTCCTGGTACAACTGTTTCTTTTTCCAGGGTAAGAAGTTTCCACGCCTTGTTCATGTCATATCCCAAGGAGACGAGCATCGGGTGCAGCATCTCTTTAAGGATTTTTGCGAATGGCACGATGACGTAGCCATGATCGCTGAGCATTGCTGCTGCAGCGGTTTTACCGCAGCCGGGGGCCGAGGAGTAGAGACCGATGAGATGTTTCACAGAGATTGTGTAAGTCCAGAAGTTGCGTAGTTGGCGAAGGAAAGCTGCGCCAGATCAGCTTGGTACTGTTGCCACAGGCCGGTGTACGTCCCGCGCAACCCTAGGGGGGCGTTGTCACGGTCGTAGAGGTCGTAAAGCCAATCAAGGAAGTCAGCCCGCTTGCTCTCCACTTGCCATTGCGGCAGCGATGCAAGCAGCGTCATCGCATGAGACTTGGGGGTGTCCCCAATGGACGGAGCGGCCATCGAAAAACCAAGGTTTGAAGTATGTGTCCTGACCCCAGACGACGGGATGCACGCCCCAGGATCCAACGCCCACGTTAGGCGTGTATAGCCTCACTTTTCGGCATCCGGCGCATGGTACAACCGCTCCAGAAGCATCGACGCCGGTTCAGGTTCCTCCGGTGGGGCGCCTAAAACCAAGGTGTCCTCCTGATCATCGTATCCACTGGTATCCAAGACTGGATCCTTGGGATCGCTGAGATACCACGTCACAGGTTCACCAAATTGCTTAACCACAATGGCGCCTACACGTTTTGAGCGAATCAGCCGGCGAAATAACCAAGCTTCCCACCAAGACAGAAAGGGGTGGCTCATTTCCGCTTCCGCTCCAGCTCAATTACGGTAGATCCCGGCCAGCGTGCTGCCACGTACTTGCGGGCTTGGGCAGCATTTTCTGCTTGGAATGTAAGCCTCATCGGCGCTCCGCCTGATGCGAACCGCAGTTTGACTTGGTATGCGTACACCGTAGCGCCCTCTTGGGGGCGACTCAGACCAGGGCCGAGATTTGGTGCACCTTCCTCTCGCCATGTCAGCATTGAGGAGAAGTCGGACATTGACGTACAAGCAATGGAATGGTTGCAGCTACAGCAAACGCCTGAGCAAGAGCTAGCTATCGAGGTGGAAGCACGATCGCTAACCCCCAGAGAGGCGAGTCTGTACCGGACGTGCCGGATGTATCAGCAGCTTCTCTCTCAGGCGGTTGGTGAGGTTATGCGCTTGGAGCTGCTGCTTGAGGAGCAGAGAGTGCCTGAATCGCAGCCGCCAGCGCGTCCTGCTTAATCTCCGCCCAGGTCCGCTCACCCAGCTCCTCGGCAGCAAGGCGCTCCAGGTGGAGGAGGTACAACCTGTCAACGCTTTCGCTGCGCTGGATCGCCTGGTTGACCTGGCCCGCAAAGGTGGCGCAGATACGCCGCTTCTTCTTGACGCGGTTGATCCAATCCTGGTCCTTGGGTAAGCCAGACAAGCGCTCCGTATCCAACGCCTCTTGGATGCGTTCATCCATCACCTGTACCGCCATTGTTAGCTCACAATGCAACTCGCGGAGCTGCACTTCACTGAGCTGGGACAGATCCCCGAGGCCCACCTGTCGTTCCAGGGCCTTGGAGTCAAACGTAATAGCCATGTGTGTTGTTCCTGGGTGTAAGCGGTCATGCCGCCTGGGTATTGTATCACAGGTTGCCATTGCCGGGTGTCGGCAGCACCTGCCCCTGGTAGTTGCCCCTGGTGCCGTAGGGGCGTTCTGCGGTGCTGCTGAGGCGATGCACAATGAGTTGCGCAAGCCGCATCCCAGGGCGTAGTTCGATGCCTGAGTAGCGCTTGGCATTATGCAGCTCCAGGGTGATGGTGCCCTGGAAGCCTGCATCCACGTAGGCGGCGAGGTGGTGGTCGAGGCCCATGCGTGCAGCGGTGGAACGCAACGCTATCTCCCCGCAGTGGTCATCCCTCATCGTCACCACCTCCCTGGTTGCGGCCAGGACGAACTCCCCTGGGGCCAAGATGTAGGGCTTGATGGTCATGTCGTAGGGCATGAACTCCTCCCACCCCATCGCCTCGATTATCAGCTGATCCCCCAGGTGGAGGTCAATGCTGCAGGGTCCGAGGTGTTGCGCATCCCAGGGGGAGACGAGGCCCTGGTTGAGGAGGGGCAGGAGGTCGTGGTCGGAGAGGATCACAGGTCAGGTGGCGTTGGTGTACTGTGTCTGGGTAGTGTTTCAAACACTGCGGTCGGCGGAGAGGCCAGGCCCGTCGTCATACAAGCCCAGTGGTGCGTGAACCCTGAGTACCTGGCCCCTAATTCGTAGCTGGGGTGAAGCGTTCACCCCACTGCACGGCACCGGCAACCTCTTCGCAGCCGGTGATACCAAGTGCGTTACAGGCCCAGTCTTCGCAAAGAGTGCGCATTAAGATTTTGCGCATCTCTGGCTCGGCCCAGCGATCTACGTCAAAGTTGCAGAACAGAGGATCATCTGGGGAGAAGCTGACGCAGTAGCGGTTGCTTACGAGGTCACCAGAGGGAACTTGGTGGACAACGGTGAGAAGGAGATGGACGTACATAGGTGTTAATCAGCCAGTTAGCTTGGCGAGTAAATCAGCGGTCTGCACTCCCAGTTTGCAGTAGCTGGTGCCCTCACCTGCGGTGACGACATAAGGGCAGACCTTATCCTCCTCGTCCTCTGTGTTTTTATCAATCCAATCTCCCAGGGCGGCCTGGAGGGCGCTGAACTCGCCCCAGGTGAGGGAGATGGCCTGCTCGCCCCGGCTGATGTGCAGGTCAAAGCCTTCCCCATTGGACCACTCGGTGACCTCAAGGAACTCGCTGGGCTTAGTGGTGTGGTCGTAATCGTCAAGGTCAACCCAGCGGCTGGTGCGTTTGGATTCCTTTGGTTGGGACTTAGGCATTGAATTGCTCCAGTTCATCAGCAAGTGCAAGAAGTTTGTGGCGTATCCCCAGGCGCGTCTTGCCTCTTGTGGCGCTGGTGTTACATGAATATAGTGGTATAACTTGATCTACAGCAGCTCGCAGGGCGGCGGCGATTATGTGTTGCGTGTCACAGTCGGGCTCAGTGTTAGCGCAGACGGCATCCAGCACGGCCTGTGTAGCGGGGGACAGGTCAGTCATCCAACTGCTCCAGGGCGCGGCGGATGATGTCGTATTTGGCGCGAACCGAGGCGTTTGCATCGACTCCGTTGATGACACAGGGCTCAATCTGCATTCCCCGCATAGCCTCTAGCGCCTGCTCTTTCAAGCTCGGCGGCTTGGGACGGCGGGCGGCGCGGAGTTGATCGCTTGTCCAGGTCCAGTTCTGCTTGCTGATCCACTCCACGCACGCCTCCAGTTCGGTGTCTGCCCCCCACTGAGCAGCGGCGGTGCAGATGCGTTGCTCAAAGTTGGTCGGTAAAGCACCAATGCAGTCGTTAGATTCTGTGGCAGCCACCCACTCCTGCACCAGCTCCGGCGGTGGGGTGATGGGGTGTTGTTGTTCAGTCACGGATCAAAAGCATGGAGAACTGTTGATTGCACGACTAGGGCGTCGGGCATGTTGAGTGCTGTCACCATCCAGGTTCTGTAGTGGGCGTAGGGACGTTCCAGCTGGATGTAACCCTGAGTTTCTAGATAGCTGATGGCACGTACGTAATCCTTGGTTTGACCATTGACCCTGGGAGGGATGGGGCACCGCTGTCCAGGGTGTTTGGCTTGGTACGTCGCCAAGTAGCGGAGTAGGTTGCGTTCAATTGAGGTAAGACCTTTGCGGTGTTGAGTCACAGCATTGCGTGGATTACTTGTTGGATTCAAACATGGAGCATTCTTCAGCAAATGATCCACCGGCTTCGGGAAAGTCAAACATGCAGCCACCTTGCCAATAAGCGCATAGGTTGCACATATTTGCCTTCCCTGGTGCGGCAAGGACATCCTGGTAGGCCAGGCGGTGCTTGAGCTTCCACACCTTGCCTGAGGTGACACCAAAGCGCTCTGCTAGAACCTTAAGGCTTAGGTTTGACTCAGCAATTTCCCTGGCCTGAGAGTCGGTGAGCTTTCGCCGTCGCCGGTTGGCTTCATTGCGAAAACTCACCTGGGGATCATCCAGAGTGCTCCAGGCGTGGGTGCAGCTATGGCAACGCCAGCGCCGCCACCGCTTACCGCTTTTGCGCATCTGCGACTTCATCATTCGCGCCAGGCTGGAGCACTGAGGGCAATCCATGTCAGTAGTAGATACGCACCTGCGCGATACCGTCCAAGGGTACGCCTAGGCGGTAGGCAGCACCTGCGGAGAGGTCTAGGCTATTACAATCACAGCGGTCAGTTATAGGCACCGTTAGCACTCGACCTTTATGATGTACCGTAACCCTAGTGCCACAAGGAAGCCAGGGGTGTGCCGCAGAGATGCCCCAATGTTGATACGGCTGGCCGCAATATGTAGTGCGTCCGTTATACCACTCATGGTACGTGGTTGCGGTAACTTGCCTAGCTTGCACAGGCACACCCACTAGGGTCAAACAGGAAAGCAAGGCTGCGTGTAGAGAGAAGCGCATAACTAAAAACCGATAATGAGATCCTTGAGGAAGCTGTCCATCAGCGAGGACACATTTTGGCCATCTACATAAACCCAGGCCAGCCACCGCCCAAAGCCATCGCGTTTGGTGGTATGCACAACCAGTGTTTGACCAGTCAAGCAGTTGCGGAAGTAAGTGCCCGCTAGCTCAAAGCCAGGTTGCGTGCGTTCTGGGGCGTTGTAGCCCAACATCCGCAGCCGCTGCTTGGTGAAGGTGTTGAAGCCAAGGTCCAGCTCAACATCTACAGTGTCACCATCAACTACCCGGAGAACTTTGGCGTTGTAGTGATAAAGCAAGCCAGGTGAAGGTTCTAGGTCCATTGCGGTTGGAGTGAAACTTGAGTGATAGTGCAATCCCTGGGAAGTAGCTCTGTGGCAGAGACCAGAGCCTGACACTTCGTATGCGCGTAGCACTGCCATTGACAGCGGCACCCTAGGGGAGTGGTGTACGTGACGCAGTACAGCCGGGGGCTATCGACAGTGGCCATTGTGTGCTTGGAGTTGCGTGGCCGTGGAACGGTAGCTACCGCCGTGATGCGCTCTAACCACATCCACGCCAAGGCTCCAGGCCATGACAAAGAGGGTGAAAATAGCAAGGCGATTAGTCGTCGAGTTCTTCATTGGTTGTAATGATTCTGGTAACGAGGTAGTCGGGTTGCTTGGCTTGGGCGACGCGTTGTGCCATGTAAAGCGACGACTCATCAATGTCGAGTTTGATGACGTGAGGGCGCAAGCGATGCCGCATGTAAACCTGATAAGGCATAGGCGGTGTCGCGTGTGGTGTGCCGGAAACCCCCTGGCACCCCATAAATGTACTACACCCGCGACCTAGTGCCCAGAATCCTGCCCAAGCCCAGCCAGTTCGTCACGTTTCTTAACACGCGCAAGGCGCATCTCCTCCTGCCGCCTCCCGCGCTCCTCTTTGTCACGCCCCTCCGCATGTGCATAGGCCCCAGGGTCCAGCTGCGCCAAGTGGGCGTAGAGCATCTCCCTGGCACAGGAGCTGAAACTTTCCTCTGCGGCCTCGGCGTATTCACGCAGAAGTTCCGCCCGGTGCGGGTCCAGCAGCACTTGGACGTAAATCTTCTGGCCGTGTCGCTGGAGCTGCCTAGGCATTGGGTTGACGCGGATGTACGTCAACTGTACTGGTCTTGCCTTAGACCCCAGGGAGCGAACCCTGTCACCCAGGCACATCCCACGTCCCTGGTGCGTCCTTGCGCCAGGTCTGTGCCTGGGCCGCCCTCCCCTGATGGCGCTGCTGCGTCTTACCCAGCCGCACATCCCTGGCAAATTCCAGGAACAAGGCGGCCCGCATCAACTCACTGGTACGCGCCTGGGTTGCGGCCCTAAGCAAACGCCGAAACGCAATTTCGCGACCAGTATCCGCCAGGGCTGCACAGCGTCACTACCCCAGGCTACTTGGCCTCTGCCCAGGTATCGCCCACGGCTGCATCTGCCAGGGGTGGGATGACGCCAAGCCACTTGGCCTCCGCGTCACACATCACCTGGGAGAGACGATCACACCACTCCTGGGCCAGGTTTTCGCGTACTAGGAGGAGCACCTCATCGTGTACGACGGCAGCGATGGTGACGTGGTTACGCACCCGCCACACTTGGGGAAACAGGTTTGCCAAGGCGAGCTTAAGGATGGCCGCACCAGCACCCTGGACAGGGGTGTTGCACCTAGTAGTTAGACGATCCATATCCCCCAAGAGGAAACGACGCAACCCCGAGCCCGGAATGCGCACCTCCGGCCACCCTTTGCCCTGCTTCACCTGGGCCTGCTTGGCGTTGCTTTGCTGCCAGGCTGCAATCCCCTGGTACGTGGCTAGGAATGTATCGCGCACTTTCTGTGCTTCCTCCAGGGTCATTGTGATACCCATGGATCCCGCATAATCACGCAATCCCTTGGCACCACTTCCATACAAGAGGCCAAAGTTGCAATTGCCTTGTACGCAGACCTTACCGTTTCTGCGGATAAGCAGAAGCCCGGATGGGACTTGCACGCAATAGACCTTCTGCTCGGGCTGCTGGGTGGGCTCCCACGAAACACGCCAAGCTGGAGCGATGCCAAACGGGTAGGACACTGTATGTATTGCCCCTGTTGAGTAAGTATCAGACTCCTCGTAGTAGCTGGAACAGGGGACGCCAGAAGTCACTGCCATGGCCTGCATAACGTCCACAGCCTGCTTGACCACCGATGACATCAGAACACGATCTCGTTTCTGGCCTTCTATAACGACGCCATCCCAATACTGCGCTTCTTCTAAATAGACTGTGGCGTCCAGTTCCTCCAGACATTTAGCCCAACGTAGCTCTTTATCTGGAGTCACATAATCAACAATCCAGGGTGTCTCGCTTACTGGAAACTTGAATTGCGTGGTGTATACATGATCGCCGTTTTTGTGAGTATTACGTTTGTATGTAATACCTGCAGCAGTTAGCAGATCTTCGCACTTGCGTATCTTGCGGCGTTTTGAGAACCCAAGCGTGATGTATCCGCGCTGCTGCTTAAACGAACCATCAGCGACAACCATTGCCAGCACTCGCGTGAGGGTGTGGTCAAGCGTTTTAGTGCGCTTCATGTAACCCGCACCCACAAACAGTCGGGGAGTATTGACTTCGCTTAAGGGCTTTAGGTGCGCCCTGCCGTAAGCATCTATGTACAGGATATTGTGGTTTGCGGTAGCACACACAGATGTGTTTCTATCCTCGTTCTCCCAAATGTCGTCCGACACAAACGACTTAAATGCCTTAGGCTGCACAAACTCAATCTCACCCCAGTTTCCATCCCAAGGGCCTACTCTGCCTGACACGTAACCTGGCCCTGGGGGTTTGCGCGGCCCGGCGTATGTAACACCAGGGGGTAGAGAGTATTGAGCTACAGGCTGCCCAGCATACTCATCAAAGCGCACCCACCCGTATGGAGTAAGCACTTCCGTATCGCCACTAAAACAGGCTTTTGCTACCTGTCTGCGATGCTTCATTACCGCCTCCTCATCACTAGGATCCTGGTAAATAGCCTGGGCCGTAACTGTATGCAAGTCCTCTCCGTCCACAAACGCCTGGATCATGCGCTCGTCCTGGGATAGAGCTGCAGCGAGACGTAATTCCATCTGTCCAAAGTCCGCCACCACAAACTTGTAGCCAGGTTTTGCCCTAGCTGCCAGACGAAATCCCTTGTCCCTTGGTACTTGCTGAAGGTTCGGGTTTCTACAGGAGAAGCGTCCTGTATCTGCCCCCAGTTGCATGTAACTAGCTCTAACAAATCCATCCTCGTCCTGGTGATCTAGGAGAGCCTGTACCATTTGCCGACGCTTCTCCGCCCTCTTCCACCCCAGGTAGGTCTGCACTACATGGTGATCGGCGGCGTAGTTGCGCAGAGCCTGGCGCGAGGCACTGGGCTTCCCCGTCTTGGGATCCAGGGGGGTAGCACCCAGGAGCTGGGTAAATGCGCCCACAAGCTGCTTGGGCGAGTTCAGGTTGAACCCAGCCTCCACCTTGGTGCCCAGGCGAACCGATCCCGACGCCCTGGCGTTCAAGTTGATGGAGCCATCCTCAAGTTTGGGCAGCTTCGCGTCTTGGGGCAGGGCCTGGTCCAGGTCGCACACAAACGCCTCACCAAGCCGCGCAATCTCCCCCTGGTAGTGGCGCTCCAGCTCCACCAGCGCCGCCCTGTCGAAGGGCAGACCAGTCCTGTTCATCATGGCCACGGCATGGAGCGCCTTGCACTCCAGGGACAGCGCTTGGGCAAGCTGCGCCTTGGCCAAGAGCGGTTCCATTACCTGCCAAAGGCGCACCAACAGCTCTACGTCCTTGGCGGCATAGGCAATCTGCTCCCTGGTGAGGGTGGGCTGAGACCAGTCAGATTTCTGCTCGGTCTTGTCCACCTCCACTTTGAGGTAGTGCTCACAGACCTGGGCCAGACCGTGCCGCAGGTTGGGGATGCCATTGCGCAACAACCGAGACGCAAGCATGGTGCAGACAACCCGCCCCTGGGGGATCAGTTCGTACTCCTGCAGCCACCCCAGGTCAAATACGGCGTTGTGCGCCACCCAGGTGCGGTCCTGCGCCAGGAAGTCCTGGAGCGGCTGCCACTCGTCGTCATGCAGCTCCCAGGCGTCAATTACCACGGGCTCACAGCCTGGAGCGGCGAACTGGAGCAACCGCAACCCGCCATACGTGGGCTGCAGTCCCGTGGTCTCACTATCAAACGCCACCCAGGGTGCGTCCTGGAGGGTGGCGAGGTACTCAATGCCTAGTTTCACTGGGGTAGGTAAATGGTGTGTACGAGGTGAGACGCACAAGACGCAGATCAAGACTGCGCCTTGCGTGCTTGGTCGATAAGGTCTCGGAGAATCGCAGACATTGAGCGGAACGGGCCTGATTGCTGAACGAGCCAGGCCCTCTGCTCAGGTGTGATCTGGACGATGAGACGTGTCTGCCTAGTCAACGTACTGAAGCTCCCTGGGCACATTGAACTCGCTCTGCTCCTCCAACCAGGCTTTAACGATGCCTGGTTCGTAACCGTTCACGCCATTGGGCAGGGTGGGGTGCGGGATCTTGACCGGCTGAACGTGGTGGTTTCGGGAGAAGTTCCGAAGCTGAGTACCAATGCGGATCTTTTCCGGCTCGGTCCATCCCGCTCCAAGCATGATGTCCAGTTGGTTGACGGTGATCAGCCGGGAGTTTGTTTCCTGCTGCCGCAGCCGTGCATGTAGATGCGCGGTTTCCCGCTGCAAGGCAACGATTTCCTGAGCCTGCTCATCCTGCCGGACTTTGAGCTTGGCTTGAGTCCGTCCACTGAGCTGGAGCAACTGCACCATGAGCTGCTGTTGCTGTACCAGTTCAGCGGACGGATCACTGTCATCCATCTGAAAGGGGACGATGCCAGCCATCACTGTGATGTCTAACTGGCATCCATATTAGACCTCCTCAGCCGAAACGTCCAAGCACCCCTCCACATCCGAGATCGCTTGGAGCGTTTCCTTGGGGGTCATCACAACCGGCTCAGGTGAGTCCCACACGCTCCAGGCAGCATCAGCCAACGCGTCCAACTCCTCCCTGGTTCGTTCCGCGCGCGCGTGGGGATACATATCTGTGTCGCATATAGGGGCAGATCCCGCTCCAGGACTGGGATTTGAAATGCGACACTCCCCCTCATCCTCACCAAGGTGTCGCATTTGCGCACCGGCCCCCTTGGTAAATGCGACACCTGCCCCTTCTAAATGCGACATCTGAGAGGTAGTGTCGCATTTCAAATCCCTTGCGGCAGAAGGGATCTGGTCTAAACCCCCCACTAATCCCCTCCCCCCGCGCGTGAGACCCTTTTCACCCTCCTTACAGAGCACTGCTTTGAAGGCTTTCTGAGGCTTGCCGGCTTGCCCTGGAACGCGAGGCACTTCACGCGACTCAACCAAGCCCCGCTTCTCCAAGCGGTTGAGTGCCTTGTGGATCCCCTTGACGTTTCCTCCCACCAGGGGGTCGCTGTTCAGTTCTGCCCTGGTGCGTGATGCAGGCCACACCACTCGCAACCGCGCCAGCACCTTGTCGGTGATGCTTCCAGGGCGGGTGGAATCCTCCTCCTGCGTCCAGTCGGCAATGCGGAAGGTCAGGTCTTCCTCCTGACGCATCAGCAGCTGCGCCCCAGAGCGGCCTGCACGGCTCTTCTCGACGGTGATGATGCGGGAGTTGTCTCCAGCCCTGTGCAGCTCCTCCTGGGTGGGTTTGCGGAGCTGCCACACCTCGTCCACGGCATCGCGGATTGCGGTGGTGCCTCGGAAGCCTCCCTGCTTGTTGGCGTGGTGGATCACCAGGATGGTGGTGGGCGGGAAAGCCTTGCCGTTGTTGCGGGTCAGCCAGTACAGCGGCGTGGCGAAATCAGACTTGTTCTCGTCAAAGGCCTTGCCGCCGCTACACCCAATCAGGGAGTCGATGATGACCAGGCTGGGGCGGAGCTTCTCAATGAGCCGTACAAAGTGTGCATACCGCTGCAGCGACCAGTCGGACTGAATCACTAGGGGAGCGTCAGCAGGGAACTCAACCTCCTGTAGCTGCTCCTGGAGCTGCACCAGGGGTTGGTCACCGTTGAGCACAAGCACAGGGCCTTGCCTGACCGGCACAAAGCGTCCACGCACCACGAAGGGCATCCCCATGGCGATGTGCTTGGCGATAGTCCAAGCGGCCATGGACTTACCGTCACCGCCGGATCCGTACACCACAAGCACAGCGGGTGTCGGCAACACCTCAGGGATCAGGTAGTCCCTTTGGAAGTCGGTGTCGTACAGGTCGTTCACACCGATGTAGGTCGAGGCTTTCTCGTACCCAAGCTGCTCGGTAACGATCCTCTCCAGTGCAGCTTGATCGCGCAGCCCGCAGCGCTGTGCCAGGGAGTGCATCTCAAAGTTGAGCTGCGCTGGGTTGTCCAGCTCCAGGATCTCCTTGGCCTTTGCGATGACCTCATCAAAGTCGGGCGTGACGGTCTGCACACGCTGCACAGCTGTCTCCACCTCCTGGACAACCGCATCAAGCCCACCACGGTTGAAGCGCTCCCGCCCTGGATCGTGGTGATCAGCCAGGGTGACCAGACTTCCAAAGCCCAGACCACCACGACCTGAGAACCCAGCAGACCATCTGGCGAAGCAGGGATCCTTACCGCCAGCCCAGTCGTCTGCATACTCCTCATCCTTGAGGCTCCACTCCCGCCAGAGGTTGAGCCCTTCATCCCCTGGGAGTTCGCTGTGCAGCATGGCGCCAATGCGCCACCAGAGGTCTTCGCTGCCGCGGCCTGGAGCGGGAATGACGGACAGGCACGCCTCTGCGATTGCAACCCGCTCCTCCCGTGTGCGGCGGGCATAGCGGCTATCCACAGGCTTTTTGTCTGCCGCCTTGTTCTGCGTCTCTTGGAACGAGAGCTGCATCCGCGCCAAGAGCCACTCAGGGGCCTCAGGAATGGCCTGCAGGTCGCCAGTGAGCTTGTACTCGCCTCCTGCGTGGTAAGCCCCTACAAGGACGCCCTGACGGCCCCAGAGGATCTCGTAGCCCTCCTTGCTTGCGGCGAGGCTGACACCCGCCACGGAAGCCCAGTGCTCCTGGGGGATGTAGTACAGGTACTTGGCTGCATTCTTCTTGGGGCTTGTGATGCAGACGGTGCTCTCTAGGTCTTCCTTCCAGCGCCGTTTCAGGGCCGAGAGGTTGGCATCCACATCCAGGATGACCAGGCCGTTGGAGCGTGCCCCTGCAAAAGCACCGATGGCGCCAAATGTGTCAGGTTGAGTCTCAAGAAAGACAGCCGAGGCTGCCGGTGAGATGGTGTCGTGATGCGCCCTGCCCAGGGGGGATTTGCCGCAGGCTTCTCCTCCACTTGGTAGAGGTGCTCCCTTGCGGTAGATGGGTGCAGTAGCCCAGGTTTTGGGCATCTGCTGGACAAGCGACTCAATGCGAGTTGCCATGTACTAGTCTCCTTTGTGCTTCTTTTTCCATGCCCCCAGGGTGGTTCCGGCCTCCCTGGGGGTTTTGAGCTTATGGGCAAAAACAGGTCAGTAGTTAGAGACCGATGAGTCTTAGGCTGTGCAGCTGCGCATCGCCTTCCGGCTTGCACCCCCTGCCCTCTGCCCCTACACTCCCTAGGCGCCCCCACACAACTCGACCCCTGGGTCAAACCTGGCGCCCACCTACCCCACGCAAACCAAGTGCCTCTCCTTAGCAAGAAAGCCCAAGCCGCCGTCGCCAGTGCTGCCGGTGGTTACCTGAATCCCAGCAAGATCGCCCCTGGCTCCTCTGTCCGCTTCGCCTTGGTGAGCGACGAGGCCCTGGAGATGTATGAACTCTGGGGCACCGCACCCGACGGCAAGAGCAAGCCATTCCGCTTCTTGGAGGAACCCACCCCGGAGGAGATCGACCAGGAGCTGGGTGAGTACACCCGCCGGTTGAACTACGACGGCACCGCACCGGAGCCCATGAAGTTCGTGATCGCCCTGGCGGTCTACAACTACGAAACCCAGGCGATCGAGGTGTTGAGCCTTAGCCAGAAGTCGCTGATCCGCGAACTGGACGGCATCAGCCAGACCGAGGACTACGACGACATCACCGCCTGCGACTTCACCCTGGGGAAGGAAGGCGCCGGCAAGGACACCAAGTACAAGCTGCTCCCTGTTCCCCGTCGCAAGGGCGCTGATGCGGCCATCCAGGCTGCCTGGAGCGAAGCCCAAGATGCGGGATTTGACCTGAACCGCCTGGTGGTGGGCGGCAACCCCTTTGCTGCCCAGGGCTAAACTGACAAGGCTCCCCCCAAGGGAGAGAGGGTTGAGAAGACTCCCACCCAGGTGTCGCCATGGCGCCTGGGTGTTTCTTTGTCCACACGCCCTAGGGTGGCCCTACAGACACACTCCGACCTTCTCCCCTTGCCCTCATTTCCCCCCAGGATCCTGGACCTGCGCCTGCTGAGCAACAATGGCCTAGTGCGTGATGACGAAAGCGATCCTGGGGGGCGGATCTACAGGGACGAGCAGGGGGACGTGTACCACAGCGTCACCAGGATTCTCAAGGAGACCTCGGAGAGTAAACAGGTTCTTGAGGCGTGGGTGCGACGCCTGGGTGAAGACTTGGCGGGGCAGGAGCGGGATCAGGCGGCGGAACGTGGCACCAGGACGCACAACGCTGCTGAGTACGTGCTCAAAACCGCCAAGAAGCTGAGCGAGCGCGCCGCCAAGTCCAGAGGGGTGTGGCTACCCAGGGATGACGGTCTGTATCGAGTGCCAGCACCACTCACCCAGTGGGCTATCCGCAAGGCCATCCCCAGCGCCCCCAGGGTGGGGCTCAGCGCCCAGGGGTATAAGAGATCGCTCCTGGCCTGGATCGGGGAGAATGTGACCTGCATCCACGCCATTGAGTTCGGCATCAACCACCCCCTGGGTTTTGCTGGTACGTGTGACGCCTTGATTGACGTAAATGGCGTTCTAACACCTGCGGACTGGAAATCATCGTTTCGCCGACGCAGTGAAGGAATGCTGCGTGACTACAGAGATCAGCTAGGCGCATATTCACTAGGTCTTAAACATACTATTGGTTTGGAAGTTCCCCAGGCTGCCATCGTCATCGCCAGGCGTGTAGGTACCTGCAACGTGGTGATCCTGGACCGCCAGGAGCTAGACCAGGCCGAGGACCGCTACCAGGATCGCGTCATGCGCTACTGGGAGGCGCTACTAAACCAAGGCACCCAGGCGTCAGACTGAGTTTGCACCTCGCCGCAATCCAGTGCGCACCATCACTTTCCAGGTGGACGACCTAGTGAAGAACCTGGATCTCATGGCGCAGGTGCAGGTGCCTTATGCCGCCAAGCAGACGATGAAGCGCCTGGGCTTTGAGCTAAAGCGCGAGCTAGGCCAAAACCTGCAGCAGGTCTTCCAGGACCCCATCCCCCTCACCGTCAAGTCCCCCAAGTACACCGCCAGGGGGGTGGAGCTGGAGATGCGGATTGAGAACACCGGGGTAAGTAAGGGAAGAGGCCCTGGGGAGTATTTGTTCCCGGCTACCACCGATGCGCCTGGGCAGTTTGGCAAAAAGCCCTACCTGGAGACGGGCCTGGGCCGCTTCCTGAAACGCCAGGGTTACCTGGGGGACGCCAATGCGGTGCTGTCCTGGGTGGCGCTACCTGGGGTGCCAACGACGCAGTACGGCAATGTGCAGCCTGGTTTCATCAAGGCGGTGATCCAGGCCCTGGGGAACGCAGAGGCGCCTGGGCGGTTGAGGCAAACCAGGGCCAAGTACGGGGGCGCCAACCGCTACTTCTCCGTCCCGGAGTCCAAGCGCGGTCAGGGCCTGGCCCCTGGTATTTACCGGGTGAAGGGGGCGAGCAGGCCCGAGCGCCTGTTTGCGTACAGGCCAAGCATGGACCAGTACAAGACCCCCACCCTGTTTGACTTCGAGGGCGTGACCAGGGACCGCAGCGCCGCCCTACTTCCAGGCATCCTCCAGGCAGAGATCAAACGCGCCCTGGGGTGACAGGGGGCCTAACGTCGCAGCCATGCCAAACCCCCATAACCAGGACCAGGACACCCAAGACCTAGCCCTGGAACTCTTCCTAGAGCGCCTTCACCGCAGCCTGGACAACCTGGACAGGGGGGAGCTATGCCAGGTGATCCGCCTCCTGACGCGCAGCTACCGCACCCAAAGGGGCCTGGTTGTGCAACTGCTAAGAGAGCGCCAGGGTGGCCCCGTTCGCCCAGGCCCGCATTAAGTTTTGTTACCTAGCCCAGGCTGCCCTGGCGCACCTGGGTCTTTGTACTACACTGACCCCTAGGTACACCCAACAATCAATGCCTCAACTTCCTTCCCCGCTTCTCCGCCAGCAGCTCCTCCACGCGGAAGCCCAGTACCGCCAGGGCACTCCGGTGATGACCGACCGGGAGTTTGACCTGATGCTGCAGCGCTATCAAGCCCTAGGCGGCACCCTCCCCCAGGAGCCCCTGGTCCTCCCCTCCCTGGATGCGATGGATCTCCAGGATTGGCTGGAGCGTCTGGACCACGCCCAGGTTGCGCCGCGTCTGTTCACCATCACCCCCAAGATCGACGGTTGCGCCCTGGCCCTGGTTTACCAGGGGGGCAAGTTGGTGCAGGCGTACACCCGTACTGGGAAGTGCGCCCTGGCCCTGGCCAGGTTGGTGCCCACGATTCCGCAACATCTCCGTTGCTCCGGGGAACTCCGGGTGCGTGGTGAGCTGTACGACCACGCCACCAAGAAGCAGAGCACCCCGGCCGCCGCTCTCCGCCGCAAAGTGCCCAACGCCCAGGGCCTCTCTTTCACCGCCTTCAACGTCCTCAACCCCCAGGGGATGGACCACAGCGAGCAGCTGGAGACCCTGGAGCGTCTTGGCTTTCAGGTCCAGCCCTGGTTTTTCGCCGATACTGCCGCCCAGGTCCGCACTTTGCACCAGTCCTGGCGCCAGGGCAAGGCGTGGACCGGCCTCCCCACGGACGGCATTGTGGTCACCCTGGATTGCGCAGAGGCCCAGGAGCGTCTCGGCTACGCCACCAGGACGCCACGCTTCGCCTTGGCCATGAAAGCGCTGCACCAGTGACCTAGGCGCCTAGTCACCGCTTTCCCTTCACCCCACTGCATCAAACCTGTGCCTCGACCCCCCACCTCCACTGTCCCCTTGGAAGAGCTGTACATGGCCTGGCGCTGGGAAACCACCAGGGCTGCTTGGCTGACGCAACACGGCCGCCACCAAGAGGCAGCACACGCCCACAGATACGCTCTGATCTACAAGGAGCGCCTGGAGAATGATTGTGATCTTGTCGTACACCAGCCAGACCTGTGACCCAGGAGCAAACCCGCTGCACCTTGCAAGTAGCTGTCCACTATGCCGGCAGCTTCTTCTCCGCCCTAGCCCAGGCCGGCCTCTACGCCGATCCTGGGAATAGGGAGCGCCTGGTTGCTGCCTTCCCGGAGTTTGAACAACAGTACGGCCCTAGCACCGCCTTCTACCAGAGGATGTTCCCTGGTTCGCCAAACCCGCCTAGGGGCTGAGACACATACG